ATGTCGTAGGCTAAACTTTCAAGATCAGTAAAATCTATATCGTCAAATTTTTGCTGTAATTTAAGTTGATTCTTTTTTAACCAAGAAGTAATATGTTCAATCCATTCTTTATGATTGTTGTTTCCTATAACATTTCTAGCATAGGCTCCCTGATCACTATTTAAAAATTGACCTAATAATATTTTTTCTGCTGCGCTACCTTTAGGATTTTGCTTAATTATGTTTGAGATTTTATGTTTGAATTCTGCTTTATCTTGATATTCTTCTACAATCATATATTTCTTGCTAGTTGATTCCAATAAAACTGAAAGTCCTAAATCTTTCCATGTTAGTCCGGCGCCTTCGATTAACATGTTTAGATAATAAATCTTCCATCCTTCTTTTAATCCTGCAGGATTCAAATCCATACGTTGACCAGTACGTAGTTTCTGAATAGCTGCTGTTGCAAATTTAGGATCAGCGTTTTTCTTTAATACAAATTCTGCGGTCTTTAATGCATTACTCCATTCAGGATAGTCTTTACGGTCAGCCATAAAATTAACTAATTCTTTAGTTAATGCAATCTTTTGTGCTTTATCCTGTACCTGCCCTAATTGCTGTGATACACCCTTGACATAATTATTTAAATTTTGGATGCTTTGCTGTTGTTGTTTGTACTTACCAGTAGCTATGCTTGTGCCTGCTTTAGGCGAACCTCCGGCTGCCGGTTGTGCGCCGCCGGCTTGACCGCCGGTCTGTCCAGTTGCTCCTCCTGGACCAGGCGCTGCTCCTGGTGTTGCCCCTGGTGCTGCCCCTGGGGTAGGTTTTAGTCCAGGCTTTGGTCCAGGTTTAGGACCAGGCTTTGGTCCAGGTGCGGGTTTTATCCCAGGTCCTGGATCTTGACCAGGTTTAGGTTTTAGACCAGGCCCTGGTGTTGGCCCTGGTGTTGGCCCTGGATCTTGACCAGGTGCGGGTGGTGCTGTTCCTCCGAACTTAATTGTACCCATATCCCATGCATCTTTAAAAGCATTAAATGCTCTAGTACCCATACGGTCCATAAATTGTTGTTTAGCGCGATTTTCTACATCAACTGCCTTAGGATTCATTGTAGGTGTCTCGCCACCCAAATTAAATAGGCTGCTAAAAAATCCTTTTTCGAATAGTTTTACTTCTGAAATCTTCATTGTTTATTTGCTTTTATTGATTTGCTAAATCTGTTAGGTTGCCTAAACTTAATTGAACTTAAAAGTTTCTTTTCAAGTACTTCTGCTTTGTCCTTATCGTATCTTTTGTTTATTAATTCTAACAAATTAATAGCACTTGATATGATATTAGCGGCTCTACTTTCCACCAAATGATTAATATCACGGTTTAATGAAATAGCGTCTAATTCCTCAAGGAGGCTTTTAGTTCTTTTTTGCATATAGGTACCTTACTAATATTTATCTGGAAAGGCTATCTATTGCCCCAAATCCCGTAATAATGATTTTAGTTTAGTAGCCCCTATATTTGCTGTAATTTTTGCATCAGTTTCGGGTAAAGTATTAGTATTAATCTGTGAGGTATTCTTAATCTGTGCTAATAATTCGTTGCCTGTTGTGTGTGGTCTTGTATTATTTAACTCATTGTTATCTGTGATACGTAATGTGTCAATATCGAACGCTAATTCAATCTTCTGACCAACACCCGAACTACTACGTGTTTTCATTAACTGAATCTGATATAATCCACGCTCACGCATACTACGACTTGTAAATATACCAAACACATTATCCGCAGTATTAATCTTACTAATACCCCCACTGATGTGACTATGATCGAATTCTATTTCTTCGACTGCACTACGATTTAGCTGACTTGCTGTAACAAATAATACGTTCATTTCCTTAGCAAGATTGCGTAGTTCTTCTGACACATATTTGTCCTTAACGAACAAGTTCTCTGCACTAATCTTCGCTGTGACTGGCATAATTAAATCAAGATAGTCAACACATAAGAAATCAACACGCATACCTGTTTGTATCTGTAACTCTTTTACATATGCTCTGATATCATTTACATTACTTTGTGCTGGCATGTATTTTACACGTAATTGACCAGCCTTCTTTGCGACCATCTTAACTTTCATTTCAACATTATCAAGGTCTTTAAAAATCTCACGACTACTAGTATCAGTCATCATACTATCGATACGCATACTACACAACCCTTCACTCAATTCAAGTGTGATGTATACGCCACTCAATCCATTTTGTACCCAGTTTACTGAAAGATTTTGCATAATCAAACTTTTTCCAGATCCACTACCACCTGCAAAAATCTGTAGTTCACCGCGATTAAAACCACCATATAATTTCTGATCAAGTATTGGCCAACCTGTACTGTTCTGACCATTATTTGATTTCAGTGCCATCAATCGTCCACGTGGGTCGGCAAAGTAATCTGTGCCCATGTCCTTCTGTAGAGAAATCTGAACAGCATCTTTGATCAGTTTCTCTACAGGTCCATACTCGCCCTTCTCAAGATGATCTGCACTTTTAAGAATAGCCCTCTCAAGTTCTTGTCGTTTAGTAAAAGCCTCGAATTCTTCTAGAAACCAGTCATAATGACCATCATCTAATTCATCCAATCTATCAATACTCACATCTGTGGTAGCCTTGATCTGAATTGGATCTGGCATTACATTATATTTCTTAGTATGATCGATAATAAATTCTGCAACAGGGCGCAAACGCCTATCAAAATTCTCACTTCTCATAATATTCATAACGCGGGTATATAATTCTGCGTTGGTTACTATCATACGTAAGAATAACGTTTGTACATCAATGTTGTAGTCGTTTATCAAGTTGCTTCCTCTTTACTTCTATTTTTATTTTGCTGTTAGTTGCTGACTGTAAAATACTTAGTATAGTTGATAGACGCCCATATTTTACTACACTATCGTTAACGTCTTTTACATCTTCGTACCACTCTGGAATACTAACATAAAATCCTAAATCTAGCGCACGATTTATAATCTCTAACCCAGTTTTGTCTTGGTCTGGAACAACAATAATTTTCTTGTTAAGATTTTTAAGTATTTGTGCTTGGTTTTCATTAATTGTATTGTGCATCAATGCACAGCCATTTATACTTAATGCATCAAATATTCCTTCTGTCACAATACAAATTTCATATTCTGGTTTTTGTAAATCTATACCAAATACATAGCCTTGTTGTTGTTCATTTATAAACTTAGGGGCGCGATCATCTAAGTACCTACTAGTATGACCTACTATTTTATTTTCATATGTATAGGGTATGATGATACGATTTGATTGTCTCCCTTCAATGTTAGGGGTACACATAAATGGATAATCTTTAATATCTATTTTTCTTTTACGCAAATATGAAACATATATTTCATGTACAGGATTTTTATCATCTATTAACTCTGACTCGGGCAATGTCATTTCTTTGAACTTAATTTTTTTCTTTTCGTGTTTAATTTTTACAAAATCAAGCAGGTCTTTGTGTTGTAAACTTTCAAGACTATATTTGTTAATATCATCTTTATCCATACCGCAATACGATAGTAATTGTCTGCTATTGCGATTTATAGTTCTACCTAATGTAAATGTGCATTTAAACCCACAATTGAAACAATGATAACTCCAATTATCGCCATCAAACTTTATACCCCCTCGTCCTCTACGATCAGATTTATGTCCACGATACTGGCAGCATACAGCGTTAAAACTATGCCAACCACTTTGCGTTGTTTTTTTCTTGCCTGGGATTATTTGAAGAATATCGAACACTTTGTAATTATAACACAGTGTTGCGTAGAAACAAATACTATTGGTAATTTATCTTGCCAAAATATTTGTGACTACCCCAGCATTACTAGTAAACACCATACGTACAAATGGATGGTAACCTTCTATTGTATATCCTTTTGTTGCGCTTACGTTTTCATATTCATCACTTGTAATAATTGGATACCAATCAGTTAATGTTTGAGTAAATGTGCCTTCTACAGCAACATATCCATTATATTCAGTAAGTTTAGTTTGAATAGTGAGTACAGGATTA